GTCATCGTCATCGACGGCACTCGGCGCCGTCACGCTTGGCTCAGCGAACAAGCTGCCTTGGCTGACGGCCGAACGCAGGCTGCTCCACTGCGGTTCGTGGTACCGATGCAAGCCGAGGAATTGCGCGGCTGCCAGGTTGTAAACCAGCAGGTCGAGAGCCTCGTTTCGCTCCGACTTCGCTTTGACCCACTCTTCACGCTTGAAGCCTTTGACGTAGCGAACAACCTTCCGCTCGGCGACGCATTGATCGAAGAAGTCGGGTGGAAGGTCTGCCGAAAAGTGAAGCGCCCCTGGCCCGGCCTCTAACGCATAGCGGTTGTAGATCCAGTCCTTTGCCGTGTCGGTACCGATCATCCAGAGCTCAGCGCCCTGTTTCTCGGTAGCACCGCGCCAGGTCACATCGACCTTGGAGGGTCGCTGGGCCAGCACAGGCCGTCCGCGCTTACTGGAGCCTTTCACGGCCAACACATTGCGCCAACGACGAAGCCGGGTGAACTGATACACCTCGTCGGTGTGGTGACCGCCGGAGTCAACGCACACAGCGCAGATCGACAGATCAACACCGCTGACGTGGCGGTACCGCTCTTTCAACTTTTGATCGAGCAGGGCCCAGGTACGCTCGTCCGCCGGATCACCAGGTATCACCTGAAAGTCCACCGTCCAGCGCTCCATGCCTTCGCCCCAGCCAATGACCAGAAGCTCAAGACGGTTGTGCTGCGTGTCGACTGCCGCGGTGAGGATGAGCGCGCCGGCAGGGACCAAGCCAAGCCGGTGGCCTTCAGCCTCCGCTCGTTGGCGCAGCTCATCGGCTTTGGTCATTTCCTCGGCGCTGTCCCAGAGTTTGGCCAGGCGGGTGTTGTAAAAAACCTGCATGGAGCCCGGGTCGCCTTTCTCCTGCAGCTTCTTGGCCTCCTCGTATTCCTTGGCCATGTCGGTCCAGTTCAACCAGCCAGCCGGCGCATACAAAGCGCTGAGCGTGAAGCTCACCGTCTCCCCGTCCCCCGCCGCGTGGCCTCGCCATTCACCAGCCGCCAACATCGCCGCTTTGTGGTGCTCCTCAATCAGCGCGCAATTGGGTGTGCAGCACTGGTACTGCACCAGACGGAAGTCGGCCTCATATTTGAGCCCTTCCCACTCAAGCACCTGCATCGTTCCGCAATGCGGGCACGGCACGTAGAAGTGGCGTTGATCGCCCTGAAAGAACAGATCCGCGATGCGGGACACTCCTTTCAGGGTCGGCGAGCTGGAGTAATAGAACTTGGCCCGCCGGCCGAATGTTGAGCCCCGTGCCTCGGCCTGTTTTACCGGGTCGCCGTCGTTATCGACGTTCAGCTCCCACCGGTCGATTTCATCGCCGTAGACGTATCGCGCCGACATCTCTGCCAGGTTGGATGCGGAGGCGGCAGTGGCGCAGTACAGCGCGCCGCCTTCAAATTCCTTGGTGTCGATGGTGTTCTTGCCATCGCGCGAGCGGGCCTGCGCTACGCGCTTCGCCAGCTCCGGGACAGCCTTGATCGTTTTGTCGATCCGGGCTGACACCCGCTTGCTCAATTTGTCAGTGGGCAGCAGCACCAAGAAGTTGGCCGGCGCCATGTGGATGCTGCCGCCGATCCAGTTCAAGGCCACCTGCGTCTTCATCAGCTGGGAGGCGATCATGGTGACCACCCGTTTGGCCGGGTGGATCGGCGATAAGCACCGCTGCACCTCACGCGCATACGGCGTGCGATCCGTATGGTACTTCCCAGGCTCAGCCGCGCCAGTGTCGGCCGGGATCATCTGGTACTCATCGGCCCACTCATCAATCCACAACTCAGGGTCGGGCATCAGCCCTCGGCGATATGCCGCCAGGTACGCGGCGGCACCGTCGGCATACGGTTGTTCCATGGGTTAGCTCAGCTCTTGAGTACCCCCCACTTCGCTCCCCTCTTTCCGCAATGCGCGGTCAGCATCTTCAAGGGCTCGCCGGAAGGCTTGTGTTAGTCGGCGTTCGATTTCCCAGACATCCGTCAGGGTGACCAGCTCGCCAGCGATCTTGGGCGGGATGCCCATCAGCAGGTCTCGCAGTACACGAGCGGTGGTGAAGGCGGCTGTATCCACCTGCACGCGCTCCACCAGTTCGTTCCGGACCTTGCGGTGTTCGTCCTCGGCCAGTAGAGCCAAGGCAAACTCGCGCCGCGCTCGTGCCTTCTGGTAGTCGGGGCCAACGGCGACCACACCAGGTGCTGGCAGGGCCGGACTGGGCGCGGCTGACGGGGCGATGTGTGAATACACGCCTTTGTCCAAGCGCTCTTGATGGTGCCGATCTGCAACACCCGTCTTGCTCGGGTCCGCGCTGGCGGCCAGCAGCTCATCGCTCGCCTCTGCATCGACCTTTCCGTCTGGCGTAATCACCAAGCGGTTCTGCTTTACCAGCTTGGAAACGTAGGCCCGTGACCAGCCGCGCCGATCTGCGTACTCAGCCTTGGTCATCAACGTCATTTAGGGATACCTGTTAACCGCAATGAACCACCGGGTTAACCGGATTAACCCTTGTTAACTAACTTGCAGGGCCAGCCACTAGCGCGAGAACGGGGCTCGAATTACCCTTGCCCGTTTCGGCGCCCCAGGGGCCCCCGAGGGTTGGCGCCCCGCATCGCCCGGACAAGTTCATGGTAAGGGGTCAGCGCCGACCCACCCGGGGCAGCTTGCCGGCCAGGGCATCAGCGATGGCCTTATCGATGTTCGCCTCAAGCCCCGAGTCGTTCTCGGCAACCCGCCTCACGATGTCGTAAAACTTGAAGCGCTCCCGGTAGTGCGGTTGACGTACGAACGCGAGAACCACCGCGACACCCTTACCCCTACGCTCAGCGATGCCGATGGGCGTCTTGCCTCGCTTCAGCACGAAGAAGGCGCGGGCATGCCCCTTACGTTGTGACCGCCGACTATCCGATGCGCTGTGATCCGAGCCATCGCGAGTGAGCGCGCTCAAGCCCGAAAGGATCTGCATCATGTGGCCGCGCTGCATGTTGCCGTATGCATCGAGGCGTGCCCCAGCACCTGGCACCACGAACTTGCCAGCGGGCAGGATGCCCGCCTCGCGCAGATACTTCTCAGAGCGGCGAGTGATGCGCTCGCCCCCTTCGACTTGCGGCATGAGGTAATCCTCGGCGCTGAAGGGGTTCTTGCCACCCGACTCATCCTTCACCCACACCGCCGCCTCTGGCTCAGCTGACGGCCTGGCGTAAAGGATGCGTGTTGAGTTCAGCGTCCAGGGCGTGGGCCTGTCGAATGCATCAGGCAATGCGCCACGCAGCGCTTGAGCAGCCTGGTTGGCCTGATGGTTCAGCGCATCTGCCAGTGCCCGCGGCGCGAGCCCAGCACCCAGCTTGGCAAGGGCCGCGAGCGAATCATCCAGCCCGCTGGCGCTAATTCTTGCTTTCATGGGACGCGCGCCGCCGCTCTACTTTGGGCCAGCTCAGCGCAGGCTCCGGCCGAAGCACGCCTGCCATGTTGCCGCCGGCCCGCATGACCGCCCAAACGAACACCCCGACCATGATCACCAACGGCCAGGCAGGCTCAGGAATAACGAGCTCGCCTTTTAGGATGTTGAGCATCGTCGCCCCTGCGCTACCCATAACAATCCAAGCGAGGCAAGACATGCCCCGCTTGAAGCGGGCATCGCCGCGTTGATAGGTGAACAGACGCAAGAAGATGACCAAACACATCCAGAACAGAACCTGTGTGAGTAACGGGCTAAACATCAGCTACCCCCTAGTCCAGCCGAATCAGCTGGTGGACCTCGCCGCTTGATCGCTGCCAGGGATACCGTCACCACCAAGACAGACGCACCGAATGCGGCAGGCCCTGGAAAACGGAACGGGCGCACGCCCCAGAACTCAGCCTCAACCAGGCCGGGGGCGAACATGTAGCCCATGACGAACGAGACGATGAAGAACAACCCCCGCTGCCAAACCGGCAACTCATGCGTGGTTGTGAAGTAAATGAGCGCTCCAAGCAGAGCACCGGTTGCAGCCGCCACATCAACGCCAGCCATGAAGCCAGCGAACCCGGCACCGGCGGCGCCAGCAACAGCAGCGCCCGCGCCTGCAACGGCAACGCCTGCGACTGCTGTAGTCAACGGCTCACCCATGATGATTCCCTCCAGGCGGCCATGGGCCAGAAAAAGAAAACCCCGCCAGGTGGCGGGGTTTGCAGGTGCCCAAAGTGGGGACTTCGGGGCTTGGCGGCACAGCACGTGCACTAGTTGCTCGGTAGGCGTACCTATCGAATCGTGGTGACTTTTTACCCTCCGAATGACAAACCGAAAACCCCCAATTAACGGTTGTTCCTGACGGGGGCTTGCCGGGGCGCACCGGAGCCGACTGGCGCCGAGTCTCCAGACGAATGGTTTAAACCATTGCCGCGATACAGCTCTTTAACCCGCGCTGCATGCGCTCGCCCCGCCAGCCGCACCGCTGACTTTCGAGTGCGATCACCAGCTTTCTTCGATTCCCGGTGAATGGCTAGAACCAGTTCGCGCCTTGCCGTCAGTTCCGCCTTCACCAGTTCATGCAACCGATGAAGCAGACGGAAGTACGCCTGCTGGCCAGCAGCGCCCAACCCAAGCTGCAGGTCACGGACTTGCTCATCCACGGTAAGGGGAGGCACGAACACATAACGCCTCAAAGCAAGCCGAACCGCGCCAGCCCCCTCTGGCATGCGCTCGATAGCTGCCAACGCCGCTTCCACTTCGCTGGACAGGAAGTCAGGCCCTGCGCCGGCAAGCAGCACACGAGAGCCGGAGGAGGCGGTGCGGGGCGGACAACCCTTCCACTCCACCAAGGTTCCGGCCGGGCTCGCCAAGCCGCCGCCATCCGCACCACGGCGCACGCTTTCGCCCCAATGCCGCATTACCGCCTCTACTGCTTCAATCATGGCCATTCTCTCCAACCAAAACCCAACCCAACACAAAAACCATCAACCCAACACAAACCCAACACAGGAAAACCCTTTTAAAATCAATGCCTCTGAGCTTTCTGTGTAAGGTGTGTAAGGTGTGTTGGGTTTTTAGAAGTTCGCGTAAGAGAATTTCCCCTCCTTGGAAATAAACTCCCCTATTGAAGAGGAAGAAAAATATTTTCCGCATGCGCGCGCGCGGGCGCGCAAACCTTACACACCTTACACAGCCTCCCGCAGGCCCCGGATTCACTGGCCTGAACGTGTGTAAGGTTGCATGAGGAACCCGACACAAACCCAACACACCCAACACACTTGCACCCGGATTCATGCCGCCCCTGCCTTAACGTGGTCCCACCCATCGACGCTCCAGCCATTCCCTCGCGCCCTTTCACGCCATTCGATGACGTGTGCGCCGAGCGCGGCCGAACTCATGGATGGTGGCAGGAAGGAACCGGCGTCCTTGGGCATCAGAAACGCAGCGAAACGCCGCCGCGCATCCTGCTCATACGGGATGGCCCTGGTCTTCTCCACGCCGAGCGTCTCAATGAACAAGCTGAATTTCGTTTGGCTCATACGGTGCTCTCCGTTGCGGTGGCACCACTCAACAAACATCGCGTAAAGATCAGAGCTTAAGCACCCGCCCCACAAACCGAATCCAAGCTCGCCCAACCGCCAAAGGTTGGCGAACGTCTGCCAAGGCGCCCTACTGAGTGCCACCAGACGCTGGCGAGCAGGCGTAACTGGAGGCTTGGTCTGGGGGTCGAAGTCGCCCAAGTCATATGCCAGCAGCCAGGCGTACAACGCTTCAACGCCCCCATTGGCGAGCTCATGACTGATAGCCTTCTGGCGCTCCGGCGGCAGCTTGTCTTCCGGCCACATCACCAGGAATCGCCGGTCGCTTTCACTGATGGGCCAAGGCACGATTTCGTTCGAAAGGAACACGGCGTTCATGTGGCTAGCTTCTTCCCACCCGTTGACGAACTTGCTCTCAATCCGCACGGTCTGCCCGGTGATTAGTTGCTTGATCTTCCCCACCTGGTTGTACTTCTGGTCGCGGGAGACAACCTCCTCGAATACCGCCCAAAGCTTGCCGCTCTGCCACGCGTTGAAACTTCCCTCCAACTGGGTCTGCCCGACCGTTGCCGAGTACTGCCCGTAAAGCAGACCCATTGCTACCGAGAACAACAGGCTCTTACCTGAACCCTCTGTGGTGGAGTGCATAAGCACCGCCGTATCCATCTTCGCGCCTGTGTGCTGCAGCGGGTAGGCCAACCACCGACACAACCATTCGTTTGCATCGTCGGCGTGGTTGCATAAAAAGCTGATAAGCCAGATGAGGCTTTCGCACCGGCTGTCATCTCGAGCCGGCTGGAGCGGCAGGCCTTCGAACGTGTTGATGTACATCTCCGGGTCGTGCGTCATTCTCGGGTCGAACACGATGTGGTTCATGTCCACCACTCGCCGATCCGGACTGTTCAACCACAAGCTGTACGCGTCGCCGAGCGCCATCTTCACAGCACCCTCAGCCACACGCCGTTTCTTCGCGTAGTCCCAAACATCCTTCGTGCCGTCGATATATACGTAGCGCGTCATCATCGGCATCGTGATATCGCCGAGCGCCTTACCGGCCAATGCCTGGGTCCGCTCGATATCCTTTACCCAATCCTCACCCACGCGCTTTTTCCGCTTTGGATCAGTGATCGAATCCCATTCTTTGAACAGGTCTTTGCCGACGTGCGCAATGAGCGCAGCCTTTTTGATGCGCCGCGACTGATCGATGTCCCACGCCTGCGTTGTACCCTCGATGAGCGCGTACCGCCTGAGCAAGCCCTGGATATGAAACCCGCCCCCCGCCCCCCCGGTACTGCTGCTGCCGGGCTCGGCCGAGGGTTCGTCACCAGTTGGGGCGGGGGGAAGATCCGCGCTCACAGGTTGCGTTGGCTCCCCTTCTCCACCCGTTTCCGGCCGCGGCGCTTTCGGGCCACTTACACGATTCTTGCGCTGACTGGCGTGATCCAAACCCAATGACTTGGCCGCCGCCTTGATGGCCGCCGAAACGTTGCCGTTATGCTCTAGGATGCAGAAGACGTCGAACGGATCGTTCATGTGACCGTTGCCAATAGGGTCCGAGCTGTGGTGCGAATACACCCGCCCTTCATCATTTACGGTCACGCCGGGAAGCCCAGTGGTGCTGCCCGAAAAGAGCCACTTCTTACCCCGCCGCTTATAGCCGTGGGCTTCAAGCAAGCTTTCCGCCTGGGTTGCATTGTTGAACGCATCGATAACAGAGGGATGATCGCCAGCCTCAAGCCGAGGCGGAGAAATGTTCTTGATCTTCGGGGTCGCCGCCTTTGGCGCCCATTCGCACGCCTCTAACGCCATCCGCTTGAACACGTCCCAGTTATTCCAAATGTTCACCAGGTCGCGAGGCAGGTCCGGCAAACCTTCCGCCGATGGCGGGTTGCGCCATGTGTAGGGTTTGCCTGTATCAGGGTGAATCGAGGGAGGCAGCACGTCCTGCACTAGACCACCACGAAGCTCGAATACGGTGATGGGTGCGAACTCTTTCTGGCGGGCAGTCATGACTTCGATTTGGTCCGCATCGCCTTTATCGCGAGCGGCTTTCAGCGAAACGTTGACCAGTTTTAGTTTGCTGCCATCAGGGTCCGCGGGGTTCGGCCAGGTCAGCGAGTGACGACTGAATTCCAACCCCTCCGGAACGCGGAACATGATGCGAAAACGAGTTGGGTTGCCCACCAGAGTGGGGTACACGGCCGCGATATCGTCAAGGTGCAGATCCAGCACATCACGCAGCACCTGACGGCTGTACTCCGCGTGATCGACGTCCAACGAGCAAATGCGGCTTGGGCCAAGTACCACCCCCATGTTGTGCTTCGGGTTTTTGGCCCAAAAAGCTTCAGCCTGGTCGGCCTCAGTGAAGTAGCCGCCAGGCTTGTTCCAAGCGTTGCCCTTCGGGGCTTTTTGTCCGGGTTCGATCTTGACCAGAGCCAGACCGAAGGCTTCGATATAGCGCCGCGCCCATGCGGCCATGTTGTTCGGTGTATTGGGTTTCGTCATTTCCCCTAACGCCCCTGCCGCAGATCGGCCAGGCGTCGGGTTAGCTCCATGCTGGAGCGCTGCAATGCACCGGACTCAAGGGGGTGACGCTTGTTGCCTTCGGTTTTATTTGCCTTGCGCAATGCGCGGGCAGCGCGAACGAACGCCAAGGCGTCGAGGATGGCCTGATCGAGAGTATGCGATTTCATTTCCGCACCTCCACCAAGGTCTGGCAGTAGGTGCAATAACGGCAGCCCGGTACTGCCAGACGACGCGCGTCAGGTATATCGACCCCGCAGCTATCGCACTCAGTCGCGCTTTCACCGCGGTATTGCACCCGGTTAGCGATGGCCGTCTGTATGCGCGCCTCCTCGGAGGCCTGAGCCAACTCGTAGATGTGCTCATCCATCCTGGCGGCCCTCCATTGCTGCGCGAGCCCCAGCCATAATTCCGAGCACGGCTCGTATCACTTCGTTTCCGTGAAATTCAAGCAGCGCCACCTCATGATGCTGCCATACGTTGTCGGCAGCACCTTCGTGAAGGCTGCCAACGAACTTACCCTCAGTCTCCAAAAGGGACCCAACAGCCCGTAGAGCGTCGCGAGTTGCCGATACCGGTTGAGGCTTGAACCAGACCACGCCGGCTGGGCGGACTAGCGCATCAAGCAACCTTGGATCTTGAGTTTTTCGGATCACCTCTTCGAGCTCATCAGGCGACAACCATCGTCCCTCGAAATCCCACTTGAGCTTTTTTTGAAGGGCGTCTAAATCGATATCCAGTGAGTGGGCAAGGCCTGTGATGCCGCCCTTGAAGTCGCGCCCCGAGCGATAAAGCGCTTGGCGCAGTGAGAGGACCGGACCTGCATCCGGCAAAAGGTCTGTGCGACTCATAACCGTAAATGACTCCTTTACGGTGTAGCCATGGCGCAGGGCAAGCCCTACTCTATGACCACGACCGATGCTGTGCTGTGTCGTCGTACGCCGAAGCAAGGATGTGAGAGTCCTTGCCAGGCACCTGCTGGCGCGGTGTGTGAGAGCTCCGCGCCAGCATCTTGCTCTCCAGCTCTTTACGCTGGAGCTACTCAAGCAACCTTTTTTACCGGGCCGCTCAAGCGTTCTTGGTAAAGGCGTTCAATCTGTTTGCCGCTTTTGTAGAGCACATCTGCACCGCGGTGGGCCCTGCAGATGGTCGGCTGACTGACACCGGTCAACGCTGCAATCTCCTGCTGGCTGAGGCCTAAACCAAACAAAGCCTCAAGCATTTTTTGAATGGTCATCTAAGACCCCTTTAATTCACAGATGAATTACTGGCGATGATACGCACATGAATTTATCAGAGCAATACAATCCTGAATTATTCATCTGCGAATAAGGAATCAAAGCGCATGGCGATTTCAGGGCAGCTGATGGGTCAGCTGCTGACGATCAAGTTAGCCGAGAAGGGCTGGTCGGAAGGTGAGTTGGGGCGACGCTCTGGCGTTTCCCAGCCGACAGTTCACCGGATACTCCACGGTGATTCTAACAATCCGCGAATTGATAACGTGATGAACATCGCCAAAGCCCTAGGCTTGGACGGTGCTGCTTTACTAAGCGGAAAACTCGCAACGGATTATGACGAGAACGTCATTGCAGGCCCCGCCATTGTTGGCCGGGTACCTCGGTTGTCTTGGGTGCAGGCAGGCGCCCTAAGTGAGGCTATTGATTTGTTTGAACCCGGCTACGCAGAGGAATGGCTAGATTGCCCATTCCCGCACAGTAAGAAAGCTTATTGCCTCGAGGTGCGCGGTACCAGCATGTTTCCCGACTACCGCCCAGGTGAGTTAATCGTTGTTGAGCCGATGCTCGAAGCGATGCATGACGATGACGTGGTCTGTCGAACACCGGATGGCTTAGCGACATTCAAACGTCTTCAAATCACCGAGGACGGTACCTTTCTCCTAGCCCTTAACCCCGACTTCCCGAACCGGATCATCACCGTACCGGAGGACACCGAGATCTGCGGCGTCGTAACAGGCTCTTGGATGAAAAGAAGGCATCGCGCCCACAACTTTAATTCATAGATGTATTGATCTGATCTATTCACGGCTGTATTGTTTGCTGCGTACCCACTCTCTCACCTTGGGGTTTACGCAATGCAAACGACACAGCACTCCCGCTGCCCGGTGCTTTTACACCCGGCATGTACTACAAGCCCTGCCGCCGTTCGCGCAGTTCAGGAGGCTACTGGCCAACTGATTGTGATCAATGGCGGCAAGCCTCGGCTCAGCCAACCTCGCACCACTCAATGGTCCGTCTCTGGTCGCACTGAGTTTTTCTCTGATGACATAAACAGCCGCCGTCTCGCAGCCCTTGTTGCGCCCAACTCCGACCCATTCGGAGGTGACGCAGCATGAGCGCCTCAACCCAGCTTCTGCTCATCCAGATCATGCAAATCGGCGCCATGCTGGCCGCCGATGGCACCTATCAAGTGTTTGTCCAAACCCGCGGACACACCTCACGCATATCGGTAGAGATCTATCCACGCGGCTCCGATTGGAGTCAGGTCCCAGACCATCGCCCCCTGCAAATAGCCTGCGCCGATGTCCGCTGGGAGCCGTATTGCCCGCAGCATGAGGATGAACAGCGCTACACCCAGCAGCTACTGCGCTGCCAGCGCGAACTGGAATTCATGCGCGCCGCTCTTCATGCCTACCTGCCCAACTACCCAGCCGAACGCCAGGAGGCAGCATGAGCCAGATGCTCATAGGCCTTGCTGGCCGCGCCCGGGTAGGCAAAGACACCGTTGCCAGCTATCTGGCAGCACACCTGACCCTCATCAGCTACGCCTTCGCCGATCCGCTTAAACAGGCGCTGGCAGGGCTATTCAGCCTCACCGCCGCGCAGCTAGAAGGCGCTGAGAAAGAGCTGCCTTTGGAGTGGCTCGGCAAGTCGCCGCGCGAGCTGATGCAGCTGCTCGGTACCGAGTGGGGCCGCGACCTGGTGCACCCTCAGCTGTGGTTGCTGCTGGCGGAGCGAAACCTCCAGGCAATGGCCGAGCTGAATCAGGACATGCAAGGCGTAGTGATCCGCGATGTGCGCTTCGACAACGAGGCGGACTGGGTACGCAGTAAAGGTGGCGTGATCGTTCACATCACCCGTCCTGACGCTTCAGTAGTAGCAGACCACGTCAGCGAGAGCGGCGTAACCGTGTGGCCGCTTGATCACGTAGTGGTCAACGATGGCCCAATTGAGCATCTTTACGACGATCTGGAAAGCCTCATCCGGACGTTGCAACGCAATAGCCGCCAAGCAGCCTGAGGGTCGCCAACATGAATCGCACCATTCGTGAAGCCGCCCAAGTGCTGGGCGTCTCGGAGACTCGCCTGCGCGACCACCTGCGTGGCACCAACGCTGTTAACCGGGACGGCTCACTCGCAGCCAAGCACATCGGTGGCGGCAAGCTGTTCATGGACCCTCGCGTAACCACCCCTAAACACTTCGGCCGCCCGAAGCACTACGCCGTGCTGATGGTCACCGAACAAGGAATTGACTGGCTCGCGTCCCAACTGGGCGTCGCCATCACCAACATACCCAGCAAGGACAGCGCAGCATGAAAACCAACATCGACAAAGCCCAAGCCGTGCCAGCTCAACCGTCTGACCTGGTGGCGCTGTTCGTCGCGCTTTTGGCAATCGCTCCCGTTGGATGCCTGCCGCACGTGACGCTCACGACCGACCCCGAACGCCCCTACGGGGCAGTAATGGCCAACGAAGCGAACTGCATTGCGGCCAGCGCCACTTGCCACAGCATTGACGGGCTCGTCGAGCTGATCGCGCACCGGCTCGGCCACCAAGAGGTGGGGCGCGGGGTAGGAGCAGCATGACAACGCTTGAACTCCTCCAAGAACGATGGAAGGCCACCAGCCTTCCATTGGACCTGGTACGCGAACACTACTTCCCAGGCATTAAAACCGAGAAGCGCCTGCGCTCGCTGATCCGCCACGGCAGCGTGAATCTCGCCACGTTCAAACCGTACGAATCGCGGCTGGCACCGTTGCAAGTCCGGCTAGTTGATCTGGCCGCTTTTCTGGACACCCGCGCCGCAACAGCCGCCTGAGGCGCCAGGCTCTGTAGGGAGGATTGGCAATGAAATAGCTGCACCGCACGACCTCACCCACCCAGGGCTGGCCCGCCAGCCCTTTGCCGACTCTCACCGGCCCCACCATCACCGAGACACAGCACATGAGTAAACGACCTTTCCTCGACACCATCCGCGAAGTGGAGATGGGCGGCCTGCTGGACGAGCTGACTGACGCTCAGCACAGCCTGATAGACCTGATTCGCCTCACCAATAAGGCCGGCGAGCTGACGATCAAGCTCACCTATAAGCCCGAAGGCGCTGGCCAGATCACCGTGAAAGCGGAAGTGAAAGCCAAAGAACCGAAGTTGCCGCGTGGAAGCTCGCTGTTCTTCCTCACCCCCGAGGGCAACCTCAGCCGCCGCGATCCACGCCAGCAGAATCTGGAACTACGCCCGGTTATAGACGAATCCCCCGCCCAGCTGCGCACAGCCGGCGAATAACAACCCTTCCCCATCGCTCAGAGGAGCACCCCATGAAAGAAGCAATCAGCCTGTTGGCCTCACTGGCGCAGGCCCTCGGCAAACCCTTCACCGTTGACCAGATCAAGGCCCCACTCGCGCTGGTACCGGCCGGCGTCTCGCTGGAAGTGCTGGAGCAGCACCTGCCGGCCCCGGTCCGCACCAAGCAACATCTGAACGTGCTGGATGCTGAAACCTTCATCGACTACGTAAAACGCTTCACCACGTCAGCCACGGTGGTCTTCTGTAACGGCCCCAACGGCCGCACCTTCCGCGTGGTATTCGATTACCACCAGCCTGACCAGCCCGCTTGGGGGTCGCACACCGCCTCCTATGCCTGCCCATTGACCGTTGAATGGGGCAACTGGAAGCAAAACGACCGCAAGAAAATGACCCAGGCCGAATTCGCCGAGTTCATTGAGGACAACGTGAAGGACGTGGTCACCAACGACCAGACGCCAGGCGCGCCGACTGCGGCTGACATGCTGGAAATCAGCCGCACCCTGCAGGCGCAGAAAAACATCACCTTCCGGCAAGGCACCCGCCTCGATAACGGCCAGGTGCAGCTGACTTACAACGAAGAAATCGATGGCCGCGCCGGGGAAACTGGCCAACTGCGAATCCCTGAGCAGTTCTACATCGGCGTGAAGCCTTTCATCGGCGGCGAGGCCTTCCTGGTTTCCGCGCGGTTCCGCTACCGCATCGTCGAGGGCCGCTTGCAGGTTTGGTACGAGCTCGTGCGTCCGGACAAGGTATTGGAAGAAGCCTACGCCGCGGTTCGCAACACCATCAGCGAAGGCATCAACGAAGTGCCGATGTACGAAGCCAGCATCTAACCATTCGCAACACCCCGCCACCGGACTCTCACATCAATACCCGGCGGCGGGCCCAACGAGGACACAGCACATGGACCCAATTGCAATCGCTGCAATAGCTATCGCAGCCAACATCATCGCCCTGCTCGCACTTGCGGCTTGGGCTACCTACCAAGCAGAAAAAGCCCGGACTGCCGGTTACGACGAGGGTTACGAAGACGCCGCCAGAGTTGGTCACGACCTGGGCATAAACCTGGAGCTTCGGCTGGGCGCGGCCAAGGCCCGCATCACCGACCTACTACAGGAACAGGAGTCGATCACACAGGTGGCAGATCGCCGGATCGCGCTGTACGCCGGCCAAAGCTTCGTGACCGAAGACATCAAGCTGCTGCTGACCGCCGCCACGCACCTGAAGACTGCCGCCAAAACCTACATGGCATTCCCAGAGGCCAACTTGACAGAGCCAGCCCGCGCGGCGCAATCAACCTGCGAACAGCTGGCTCAGATGGTCGTCCGTATTCAGCAGCAGCTTGAGGGCGCCGAGCCGCCGGCGATCATTGCGGAGGCCTCAGCATGAGCTGGATTCTTACCCGCCTCGGCAAAAAGTTCGATCTGCTGGAGCCCTCCGCCTCTATGGTGGAGCCAGCGGATATCGCCCACGCCCTGAGCATGCAATGCAGGCTTAACGGCCACACCCGCGTGTTCTACAGCGTTGCTCAACACAGCTTCCTTGTGGCCGACCTGGTACCGGAGCAATACCAGTTGGAGGCGCTGCTGCACGACGCAGCTGAGGCATATGTGGGCGACCTGGTAAGCCCGCTCAAAGATGTGCTTCCTGAGTACCGGCAGATCGAGCACCACGTTTGGCACGCCATCTGTTCTCGTTTCGATATTGATCCAGTACTACCGCCCTGCGTGCATGACGCAGACCTGGTGGCGCTGGCCACCGAGCGTCGAGACCTCATGCCCTCCCACAGCGATCTGTGCCACAGCTTGATCGGCACCGCGCCGGCTCTGGCGCGAATCAAGCCATGGACCCAGCCTGAAGCCGCGCAGCTCTACTTTGACCGCCTCATGTCTTTGCTGGGCACCACACACCGCGCGAGGTGTGCAGCATGAACATTCACAGCACCAGACTATTTTTCCTTAAAGCGCGGAATGCCCTTCCTAATGTCATCGAAATCTTTGAGCCGCCCCTGAAGCTCTCGTGCCAGCAACTCGTATTCCGCGGCGCCGCCGGGTATCTCGCCGACTCTAACCATGCCAATGGAGTTCTCAAGAGTGAGCTTGATGGCCAGAAGCTTCCGGATAGCTTCGGTAGAGGGCAGCTCTGTCAGCTTAATCGCCTGAGCTGCAACCAAATCGGACTCCATCCGGTCAGCAATATACTTGGCGACCTTGGGAATCAGTGCTTTGTCCCCTTGCTGCACTCTCTCAATGATTATTTTAAGAGCGGCGTGCGAGTTATGCGCAAATTCATAGAGCGCATTCCAGACAATTCTGATTCGTTCCTGATCCGCTTTATCCAGTGCACGCTGATGAACAGTCGAGCTGTGAAGAGCCGCCCACGCCGCTACCAAAATGGCCCCTATGCTACCTATTGCTTGCACCCAGGCCGGGGCAGCGGGGGACTCCCATGGCAGATAGAACATCCCGATAGCTGCCAACACTCCAAAGGGCGAAAGCAGCCAATGCTTTGGGCGAATAGTGAAATTGACGGGAATCTCGTCAGGCAACATTTGTACCTCTTGAATGGACTTAAACAAACGAGCTTGCCCGCACGAGCATGTTTCGTCCATGGGGAGGCTGCATGAACAATCTCTATCGCATCCACCCGCAACCTAGTTTCAACTTTGGGGGCCTGGTAATCGACAACTTCGCCGGCGGCGGCGGCGCTTCCACCGGCATAGAAATGGCCCTTGGCCGTCCCGTCGATATCGCAATCAACCACGACCCAGAAGCCATTGCTATGCACGAAATTAACCACCCACACACAAAGCACTATTGCGAAAGCGTGTGGGACGTTGATCCGCGTGAAGTCACGCAGGGCCGCGCCGTTGACCTCGCCTGGTTCAGCCCTGACTGCAAACACTTCAGCAAGGCCAAAGGCGGCAAGCCCGTGAAGAAAGAGATTCGCGGCCTCGCCTGGGTGGCCATCCGATACGCCGCCACCGTTCGCCCACGGGTGATCATGCTGGAGAACGTAGAGGAGTTCGTCACTTGGGGGCCGTTGGCCGATGGCCGACCGTGCCCGAAGAACAAGGGCCGCACCTTCAACAGCTTCGTAAACGCACTGCGCCGTCACGGCTATCAGGTGGAATGGAAAGAACTACGTGCCAACCACTTTGGCGCGGCCACCATTCGCAAGCGCCTGTTCCTGATTGCGCGTTGTGACGGCTTACCTATCGTATGGCCGGAAGCTACCCACTTAGTGGCCACCAGCCCGGAGGTAAAGGCCAAACAAGCCAAGCCACAACGACTGGCCGCAGACATTATTGATTGGTCTTTGCCTTGCCCTTCGATCTTCGACCGTAAAAAGCCGCTGGCTGAAGCCACACTTCGCCGCATCGCCAGAGGCATCCAGCGGTACGTCATCGATTCGGCCGAGCCGTTCCTAGTCAAAGTGAACCACGGCTACGACTACTTCCGTGGACAGCCGCTGGACGAACCTTTGCAGACCATCACCAGCAAACTGGGTACAGGTTTAGTGATGCCTACCTTGGCCCCCTTCATCACCGAGCACGCTAACAGCACCACCCAGCGCAACATGGCCATAGACGACCCGCTGCGCACTATTTGCGCCGAGGTGAAAGGCGGACACTTTGCAGTGGTCGCACCCACCCTGGTGCAACTCGGATACGGTGAACGCCCAGGCCAGTCGCCTCGCGCGCCCGGCCTACAGAAGCCTCTCGGCACCGTTGTGGCGGGCGGCGGCAAGCATGGCTTGGTCGCGGCGTTCTTAGCCAAACACTATGGCGGCAAGTACATAGGCCCGGGCGCGTCTTTGGCCGCCCCAGCACCGACCGTTACAACTGTCGACCACAACGCTTTGGTCACAAGTCATCTGGTAAAACTGCGTGGTACTAGCCGCGACGGCCAGCCAGCGGACGAGTCGCTACATACCGTCACTGCATCGGGCAATCACCACGGTGAGGTCCGCGCCTTCCTGCTGAAGTACTACGACACCGCTGTTGGCCAAGCCGTGGGTGAGCCGTTGCATACCATCACAACCAAGCACCGTCTCGGACTGGTAATGGTCAAGGGCGAGCCCTATCAGATCGTTGATATCGGCATGCGCATGCTTGAGCCCCACGAGCTCTACGCCGCGCAAGGTTTCCCAGCCGGCTACATCCATAACCGCACGCTAACCAATCCCAAGCTGCCTAAGGCCTCCCAGGTGCGCATGTGCGGTAACAGCGTATGTCCTCCCGTGGCAGCTGCGCTGGTCAGAGCCAATCTGGTAGACCAGCAACCTGCCGAGGCGGCAGCATGAGCAGACGCAAGCCCCACAACATCCGCGCTCGTCTCGAGCGCTCCTGCCAGGCAATGGTTCGTACTAACCACGCCGCAGTTATTAACGTCGATCCGGCCGGCGGGCAGTACCTGATCAACTGGAAAACTGCCAGGGTGATCCGGTCCCGAGCGATGGTCGACGCAGTGTGCGACTTCGCTCATACCTGGTGCATCTACATCAGCGCGCTATGTATCGACCAGGCCGGGCAGCGCTACATCAAAAGCATCGAGGTAACACCGCGCGGTCTTTATCTCGCTAGCCAGCTCACCGATGTAATTGAAGCGTGCTACCGGGAACACCTTGAAGGATGCAATCCCAACCACTTGGCGGGCTCTGCCTGGATCGCCATTCCAAACGACGTGAGCTTAGACCCGCTCCACGTCGATCACCTCTACGATAGCGTTGGCGCGTGGCCGGCGAAGGCGGTGGCATGAACACGGTCTTTTTACTAATGGCCCAATACAACGGACAAGTGATCATTCCCTTAGAGCGGGTGTGCGCCGATTACTTTTCGCACCTTACTCCGGAAAAATTCATTCGAAAGGCCACGAGCGGCGAAATTGATCTTCCTCTAATCAGAATAGAAGGCAGTCAGAAAGCTGCGAAGGGGATACAAATTAACGACCTTGCCAAATACCTTGATGAGCGCTGCGATAAAGCTCGCACCGAAAACGACAAGTTGCACGGTCGCTATAAATTGGCGGGCTAGCGGTGTTGCCTTCTTGCTAGTGCTCACGTCACATGGGATCTTGACTCATCAGCGAATGGGAAAAGCTATGCATACAGGGACGTCATCCGTGGAGCAGGAAAGCGAAAATTCAAGACCACATGAAGACTGGTACACAGGTCAGTCCGCTTATATTTATGCTGCAAAAATGCCCCATGATATTGACGTACGAGCCGCATGCGAGACCCTTGCAAGTTCGGAAGCGTTCATCTTTGGCCTAGACAGTAACGGAAGGATTTACTATCGAAAGAACTTTAGGCTTTTCACCACCATGCTTGAAATCGAACATAGCATCTCAGGTCTTGGAATGAGTGTTCGCGACCATGACGACTACATTAAATCTAACCCAGGAGATTTGAATTCATTCGCCTTTCAAACCGCTTTAAACTTGCATCTTTCTGAGAACAAATTATTCAACGGCCCGTTCGAGTTTCCAGGCGAAAACGCTAGACTTTTTCTGCAACCTATTGCAATCCTAAACGAACGCGACGAAAGCTACGAGTTATATTTACCCTATATCAGAATATTCAAACGCGGCGTAATTTTTCTATGTCTAAAATCACTTTCCGGATTCGAGAACGAAACCTGTAAAAGTCTCGTCCTAAACCAAGTAAACAAAGCCAACAAGAACATAAAATCCGTACTTGCGTGTAAAGAGATTTTCTTAGCTGGGATTGCAGATCACGTTTCTGAGCTTCCTATCAGAGAAAAATTAGGAATACGCAAAAATCTCAAAACACTTCTAACGGCTACATTGCGCTCACCCAAACAAATTAAGTTCAATGAACAATATTTGACAGCCTACGAACTGGTATTTACCGAAAAACTCACCATACAAGACGTAGCCAGCAATCTATTAACGCTCGCACGAAAGTCTTTACTTAGAGGAAGCTTCGACGTAAAGATCAATTGGCTTTCCCCCCAGCGCACAGACACAACCAACCAAGGCCTATGGTTTGGAAAACCATTGATCTATATAGAGCGCCATTGGAATCAGTGGCATAGCGCCTCAAAGAACTGGGCCCAGCATGAGCCTTTGGTCAAGGCCGTGCTGACGCGAACGCATTTGTCTGAAGCACTCCTGAACTCGCCAGCGGAGCTTCAGGACGTAAGGAAGTTCGACGATTTCAATCATTTTTACACCGAAGCCGTCTCGTTACTTTTGACCTCTGGCATGGCGACAGAACAGCTGGACAGGAGCGACGCTTACTCTTTTGAGAATATGATCGCTGACGTCCAGACGCTAAATGAAGCGGCCATGTTTATTAGAGCTTTTTACGCAAATGCATCTACCGACCTGGACAAATGCAGAACAGCAATTGATGTAGCCAAGCTGGAAGTAAAGGTAATGCGATTTGAGGAAGACCTAATCTCGACCCAAAAGTATGGCGAGATCTCAGAATTTATAGACCTTGCGCGCTCAGGATCACAAGTTAAAACGCTCGCAACCCTACTACTTAAAAAAATTGATATAACCCGAAAAGCTCTAGAGCTCGACGAGAAAATCGCTTCAGATTCAGACACAAAAAGAATCTCAATAATCTTCGGCGTCATCGCTTCGGCAGCACTTTCTCCTGAGTTAATACAACCTCTGGCAGCGATTACCAAAATCGCACCCAACGACACCGATCTTTTAAAGATCTACAGCTTGATTGGATCACTGATAATCGTGTCACTAACGGTGTTCGTTCTGCGCAAAATATTTAGGTTGTTTAAATAATGACACGCTTTCCAAGCTGTACGGGGCAAGCGTATATCTTTTCCAACCAATCCCATTGACGGTATGGATCACCACGGCCGCGAAGATGCGTGTATCTACGCAAAGAATTCCAGTCGCGGTGACCAGACACTCCCGCCACTCTCGGAATATCCCAGTCCATCTCAAACAATCTGCTAATGCCGTCATGGCGTAGATCATGAAAATGGAGTTCATCGATTTCTAAAAATTTGCAGGCACGAGTGAAGGACGCCGAAACGGAATCGCCGTTATAAGGGAATATCTCATCGCAACCTCGAGGCATCGACTGGATGATTTCCCAGGCCTCCTCAGGCAAGTCGCACCAAACGTCATTGCCGATCTTTTGCCCGGGGTTCTTCATATCTCGAACCAGCACCGCGCGCCGCCGCTCATCTAGATCAGCCCAGCGAATGCGGCAGATTTCCTCCTGGCGCCGGGTAGAAAAAATCGCAAATCCAATAACCTTGAGCATGTTGATAGAACTGGGCTTGCGCTTGAGCATTTCGGCGTAGTGCCGCAGCAAGCTATCAAGCTCTGCCTTATCTGGCCGCCGACTTCGCTCTTTGCTTTTGCTCACCATACCCAACTTACGGAGCACCTTGCGCGCGTCCGTCATCGCGTGTGGGTCGATCTCGTAGCCCCACGCCGGTCTGGCAACGGACAGCACTGCACCCAGGTGGGAAAGATCATTTCCGACGGTCTGGGCTTGCACGCCTCCACCCTCTTCGCTCATTCGCCACTGCGCATACTCCACAAGCTTTTGGCTCGTGAGGTCCCGGTCGGTTACCTGGCCCAGCCAGGTCAAACCTAAGGCCTTGAGGGTGGCACGCTTCGTTTTCCCGAGCGGCCGAATGACTTCGTACTCTTCCAGATACCGATCAATGATGTCGGTCAGGAGCTCACCTTTGCGCTTTGCGCGTTCGAGTGCACCAGGTTGGGCGAGCTCGGTCTCGCGCCGCTTCATCCATGCCTGCGCAGTTTGCTTGCGGTCGAAGGTTTGGCTTTCCTGATAAACTACGACGCCTTCGCGCTTGAGTCGGATCTGCGCGGTGTACCCAATTCCGCCACCCTTTCGTGGCCTTGCTGTAATCGCCCCCATCCCCACCGTCCAGTGCTACATGCCAGTTTCCAAGGGCTACAATGTAGCACCGAGCATGTAAAAACAAGCGAAAACGGGCGAAAACAGCTGCAAATCAGACGTACAAGAATGCCTCTAGAATCAGCTTCAAACCCAGCAACCACAAGCCCTGAGCCATCCCGCCGCTTTTCCGTGGCGCCGATGATGGATTGGACTGACCACCACTGCCGTTACTTCCTGCGCCTGCTCTCCAAGAACGCCCTGCTCTACACCGAGATGGTCACCACGGGCGCTTTGCTGCGTGGCGATAACCCGCAGCGCTTTCTCCAGCATGACGTCGCCGAATACCCACTTGCCTTGCAATTAGGCGGCAGCGTGCCGGCTGAGTTGGCGGCGTGTGCGCGTATGGCGCAGGAGGCGGGTTATCAGGAGGTGAATCTGAATGTGGGCTGCCCCAGCGACAGGGTGCAGAACAATATGATCGGCGCCTGCCTGATGGGCCACCCGGCCTTGGTGGCCGATTGCGTGAAGGCGATGCGCGATGCGGTGTCGATTCCGGTGACGGTAAAACACCGGATTGGCATTGATGGCCGCGACAGTTATGCAGAGTTGGTGGATTTTGTTGGGCAGGTGAAGGAAGCCGGTTGCCGCAGTTTTACCGTGCATGCGCGCATCGCGATTCTGGCGGGGCTGTCGCCGAAGGAAAACCGCGAGATTCCGCCGCTGCGTTATGACGTGGCTGCGCAGTTGAAGGCGGATTTTCCGGAGTTGGAGATTGTGCTGAACGGCGGCATCAAGACGCTGGAAGAGTGTCAGACGCACTTGCAGACGTTTGATGGGGTGATGCTGGGCCGCGAGGCGTACCACAACCCGTATTTGCTGGCGCAGGTGGATCAGCAGTTGTTTGGCTGTGAGGCGCCGATAATCAGCCGTCTGGAGGCGTTACAGGCGTTGCGGCCTTATATCGCCAAGCACGTGGCCAGTGGCGGTGTAATGCACCACGTTACGCGGCATGTGTTGGGGTTGGGGACGGGGTTTTCCGGGGCGCGCAAGTTTCGGCAGATGCTGTCCGTGGACATTCACAAGGCGCCGGACCCGCTGGCGTTGCTCGACCAGGCGGGGGAGTTGTTGCGGGGCAAATAACGCAAACGGCGGATATCTTGGAGATATCCGCCGTGGTTACCGTTACATCTTGGTGTTTTCGAAAGTTGCGTATCGGCGGATACCCGTAAACGGGTATTCGCCCTACGTGTGCGACTCGGTGTCAGTCGTTAACTTCGATTACCACGCGGCCCTGTTTCGGGCATTTTTCCATGTAGCGGTGGGCTTCGACGAAGTCGTTGAAGGCGAACACCTTTTCTACGCGCGGTTGCAGCACGCGATCGCGAGCCAGTTGGTTCAGCGCGGTCAGTGCGTTGGCCACGGCTTCCTTGTCTGGCGGAATGTCCAGTTCGGGCTTGCCGGTAAAGTTACCGATGCAGTGCACGAAGAACTGAATATTCTTCTGGAACGCGGCGCAGGCCGGGAATGGGGTCTGGTTGCCG